TCCTATCTAACTTTTCAGTCAGATGGTCTTTTAAATTTTCTATCCGTTCTATTACAACGGCTAGTGTTTGTTCTGGCATATTTAGTGATTTATACGTTATCTGGTATTGTTAATAAGTTAATCCATCCCCTGAATTATATAATGCTGTTATTTCGGTTTGGGTTAAAGCCCTATTCCAAAAACCAATTTCATCCATGCTTCCATCAAGAGCATTGTCTGGACCGTACCCAAATACCAAGTTTCTTGAATTATTAGCTATATCAACACCACTAGCAGTAGTCTTTTTTAAATCACCATCATAATAAAATCTCACATTAGTTCCGTCATAAGTACCTACGATGTGATGCCAAGAACCAACAAAACCAATAGTCACTGTTCCTGCTGAATGGTAACTGCCATCATAAGTATATATATCTAATACACCATCTTTTACCTGAAATCCAAAACAATCATCTACATCGTAAGATGGAGACCATCTTTTTTGAATTAATTGGGCGTGATTAGAACCAGAAGCTGGAATAGAAATTGCTTTTACCCAAAACGACATAGAAAAATTAGTAGTATGAAAGTCAACGCTATCAGTTACTGTTACATAATCGTTCCCATCAAAACTATAAGCTCCGTCTATTTTCCCGCTAGAAGTATATGTAGCACCAGTTATAGTACCATCATTACTTCCAACAGAATCGGGAACAGAACCGTCTGTATCCATATTCCAATAAGAAACTAAACCAGTAGAAGGAAAATTTCCACCACTTCTTCGCCTTGATGCAATTTGTAAGTAGGAGTTATTCATATTTATAATGTTTTAGTATATTCAATTACTATCCCTGATACACCTATCTTCTGTGCATAATCATCGTTACCATCGTGATCACGATAAAAGTAAAGCATAGCTAACTCACCAGATGCTAATCCTGTAACAGTAACTTTGGTACTTTGAGGTGTAATTAGAATATCGTCCTGTGGTGCTGTGATAGCTGTATCGTTGGAAGCTATCTCATCTCCGAACGTACCTGTTAAAGTATCGTTATCACCTGAACAGTAACCTGACATCTTGAACTCTATCTCCTCGTTACTTGGTCCTGTTGCGTTTGTTACTACACAATTTACTGTAAACTTAATACCATCAGCTACAACTATATCTGCTGGTACTTGCCAAGGAATACGAACATCCTGACTAGAATCACCAGCGAATTGTCTAACTCTAATTTTACCGTTAGTATCTGTTACTAATTCTGCTGCATCTGGTGCAGAAGTTCCGTCTTCAGCCCATTCAATAGGGATAAGGACAGTCTCTGTTTTTTGTGATTTGTATGACATATTTTTATTATTAAATTTCTTGAATTTCTAACCAAACTTTTATAGTTTTACCTGCTGTGCCACCATATGCACTTGCACTTATTCTAGTATTTGCGTTGAATAGGTATATAAGCCATATTAAATTATATAAGCATTAGTACCATCAATATATAAAGTTATTGCTTGGTCTTTAGCTTTCATCACATAAGTAGCCCCACCATCAATTGTTCCACCACTTTCAAGTGATACGGTTATATTATTCGTTGCACAAGCACCCTTTTCATCTTTAATAATAAACATTCTAGGTGCAGTTGCTGATCCTGAATCCTCATCTTCTGTACTAATCGTGACTGCTCTAGCTGCTGCTGTATTATCAACTGCAATGATATAATCATCTGTATAAGCTGATGGATTATAATCTGCTGCACCCACCGCCATACGACCTCTAAAGTTTGCACCATTAGCACTTAGGTTTGTGAATGCACCCGTACCTGGTGTACCTGCACCTATATTGACAACATCAATAGTACCTGAATCAATATCAACATTCGTCATTTCGTGATTATTGAAATCAATCTCTACAGCACCATCTCCACCCCAAGTTAGTTTGGCTGCTGAATGAGTGATTGTTACATCACCGCCATCGAAATTAATAATTCCACCTGATCCGAAATGTAAATCGTTCAATCCAATACTAGTTGTTCCTATATCAACTGTTTCATCACCAAATACTATGTTATTATCAAACTGTGCTATACCTTGGTCTATATGAACAGCAGTATCAGTAGCAGCGTTCATACTAACATAAACACCAACTTGAAGTCCGCTTGTTTTAGTTCCACCAGTCACTTTAAGACCATAAGCATTTACATTACCTGTTGTTGCTGTAGTATCTGGTAATTCTACATCAAAACCGATAAAATCGTTCACACCTGCTGCAGTATTTTGAATAATTTCATCACCATAGACTCCGTATCCAATATATTCATAAACACCTGCACCAGTATTAGTAACTGCTGGCATATCAATTCCGAATCCATATACACTTTGTCCTGTAGCAGTTACATTCTTACCAAAGTCTAACCAAATACCATTTATTTCACCTGACAAGGTAGTTGCACTACCAAAAGAAGCATCAATCAAACCGCCAGTTGTCCATTCTGTTTCAAGTGCCATTTCATAAAGAACACCTGGGGCTGTAGGTTCTTGTATAATACCACCTGCTAAACTTAAATCCGCACTCGAAATTGTACCAGTAACAAAAATTCCAGTATCTAAAATTTGAAATATATCTGCTCCATCTACATTAAATTTAAACTTGCCTTTATTGGCACCAACACCAGCTGTATCAGTTTGAAATAATACAAAGTCTATTAATTGCGTTCCTGCATCGTAATAAGTCTGTATATTCAAATTTTCTGTAGTAGAAGCCCCAAATTTCCACGAAGGATTTGCGTCATTAACTGCTTCGTACAAGGCTATATTAGCCCCAACCTGACTATGTATAACATAATCCCATATCGCACCAGCTCCATAATCACCAAGATACATTCCAGATTTCGTGGCAGTACCTTGAGTATTAGTTAAAAATGGGGCAAAACCTGCTATAAAAGAATTTGCGTTATCAGATGGATGACCAGTTACTAAACCATAATGACTTGCTAACACTACAAAATTTTCAGTACCAGCTGAAATGTTAGAACCAATAATTGCAGCATTATCGCCAGTTGAATATATTGTTGACTTGATACTTCCAATTGTATCTGTTATTACTGGAGTGGAAGCAGAACCAGCCTGAATTTCTATAAGATTAGTTATCCTTGCTGATTCGTCTACTATAGACATATCATCTCCTGTAATCCGCTGTGTAATTGTTGTTCCATGTCTTTTGAAAGGTGGCCATGGTCTTACTGTTAGATTATCCATATAAATTTTGTATAAACCGGATGATTACGGTATAAATGAATTATGACATTACCAGATAGTCTACGCCTTCTCCGTTAGTTGTCACATCTACATAAACAGTCATTCTATTTGCAATATTTATTGTAATACTATCATTTGCTGACAAAATAATTTGTTTGTTTGTATCTTTGTCCACCGCGCTATCCCCGACAAAAACATCATTAGTATTTGTTGACTTTGCTCTAATATAGATTGTTTTAGTTGCAAGTGTTGTCCCTAAGGCTTCTGCTGTCCCACCTGTTGTTACTGTTTTTTCTCCACCTGTTAGGGTGGTTGGAATTGCAACTGCTGTTAAAGAGGCCAACACATTTGGATCTGCCACAATAAGAGCATCATCGGCGATTGCTGCTGTATTTCCATCTTTTATGATGGCCCTATCATCAGTCGTTCCATTTTTTAATTCAACAGCTCCTATTTCAATATCAGAAGTTTCCAAATTAACTTTTAATTCTCCATCAGTGTTGCAACTCAACGCTTGTGGATTAGTTCCGTCATTTCCCATTATTAACATGCCCTTTGATGGTGTGCCAGCTCCATCTGTATAAATTGCATCATCAATAAGATCTAAACTTGCCACCGCTGGATCATCGCTTGCAAGAGTCATTCTCTGTGTGCCAACATCAACTGCACCATCTTCTAAATCAATTGCATTTCCACCCAATTCTTCTATGTTTTGACTAGCTGTAACTTCTATTTCATCTACTGAAATATTAAGCATTACAATTTTATAATCAGAAGTCATTGACGTTGATGCATCTTTCTTTTTACCTCTTAAAATGCCATTCAAATAATCTACCCAAAATTCACCGTTTGCTAAATCAGCATCGGCTGTACCATAGGCTACTTCTGTATCAAAAGCGGTCGATGTAAGTGATATGCTTGTATCACCATACCCACCTAATTTTCCCCCCTGGCTGTTTCTTATTGGAAAGCTACCAAACTGGGATTCTACTACCACACCAGCAACTCCGGCGGTAATTGCGATTGTTTCCGATGTTATTGATTGTATTTCAGCGGAAGAGTTTATTTCCAATGAAAGTTCGTCTGCGTTATTTTTCATATATTATCCTATTATATAATTATTATCTAAAAAGATATTTAATAATTTTCCTTGAAGTATGACAGCATCGCCTTTTCTATATATCACCCCTTTATATTTTACTGACGTTGCCATTCTATATTCGTGCTTTTTGTGGTCTACAACTCTCTTTATAGTCCCTAATTCATTGATATTCTGCGTTTTACGAGGTGTTTTAGTCATATATGTTAAATTACCCTATAAAGCCCCAAATGGGGCTTAAACGACAATTTAGACTGCACTAGGTTTGGCTGCAAAAGTATAAATATATCTTGTTGCAGTACCTGTTTCCACAGTTATGTAACCAGAAATATCATCTTTATCTAAACTTGCTGCTGCACCAGTATCAGTATCATTACAGACTTCTCCATCATCAGCAAATTTGAATACATTATCACTCAAACAATCAGTAAATTCAATACCATTTACAAAATCAAGTTTACCAGATCCTTTCTTAATGTATAAAGCAACAAAGGTTCCATTATTGATAATGCCTGCATCAACTGATGAATCAATTACTTGTCCAGCAAGTATTGCTCCACTATCAATAGTGAAGGTAGATGCTGTTTCCACAGTGTTTGACGCTCCTGAAGCAAGACATCCTGTGTTTAAAGCAGTTGTACCAGATTGTTCAAAATAATTCCAACTTCCTGTGAATTGCCCAGCTCCTAAAGTTGCTGCATCGTTAATTCTACATTGTGCTTCTATCCCTAAAATAGAGCAAGTTGATTGAGCTGCACTTACTTTTGTTCTAAACCAAGCTCCTCTTGTAACTCCAGATGTTTGGTCTGCAACTACATCACCACTTATCATAATCAAAGGAACATCTTTTACAATTGTAGTTGGGCTTGCAAAAGTTCCATGATTAACTGTGGATGAAAAATTAGTAACTGCTTCTAATTCAATTGTACCAGCTCCGTTTGGTGCAAGTGTAATTGCTCCGTCAGCACCATCAGTAATGGTAAGTGATCCTGTGACTGCATTACCTGTTGCAAGAATAACATCGTTATCCCCCATAGAAACAAATTCACCTTGTCCAGAACCTGAACCTGCAATAAGCTGACCATATGAGCCATTATTTGCCCATCCACCGGCTACTTCCGTTGTTCCTGTACCATTGATAGCTTTGAATCTACCTTGACCAAATTCTGCGTCATTAGTGACATCAGTTATAATTCCAGCAATTTGTGCATATTCTACTAAATCAACTGGGCTATCATCGTTGTTTCCAACAAATTTAACATAACCAACTTCATCATTGGCTGCCGCAGTTGCAGATACTTGTGTCAATGTAATTGCTGCACCTTCTGCAGCTTCATTTTCACGAGTCACACCAATACCTCCACTTCCACCGTTGATTGTGAATTGTGCGTTTGTTGGATATGCACCACTACCATTTTGCAATGTTACTGATAATCCACCAATTTCTGTCCCGCTAGTTGCACTTACAATTCCAAATCCAATTGTACCATAATCCACAATACCAGAAATACTATTTTGTCCTCTACCAATTAAAGTTCCAATAACATCAAGTGCCGCTGGGCTTGCCGATACATGATCCAAAATAAATGAAGCACCTACTGCTGTATCATTTGTTGCTCTTACAATCTTTCCAGAAGCTAATACTCCAACAGTTGTTACACCACCATTTGTCATTGTAATTTCTCCGCTCATGACAGCAAAGTTTGCTGTGCCAGCACCAGTACCGATCATTATTTCGGTATCTACTATGTTAGTAACTGTGGCGGTTTCAAGGTCGAGAGCGGCAACGGTTGCATCGCCAGTATTTGCTATAGTTACATCACCACTTAATGTTGCAAAATTAGCAGTCCCAGCTCCGGTACCAATTAACAACTCTGTGTCTGTAATGTTGGTCACAGTAGCTGTTTCTAAATCAAGAGCGGCGACAGTTGTGGCACCATCATTCGCCATTGTTACATCGCCACTCAATGCGACAGATGTTATAGTAGTTGCATTTCCAACTAACACTTTGGTATCACCAGAAGCGTCAAATGCTGCGGCTTTACTAGAGGCATTACCCAATAATACACTACCTTCTGCTAATGCAATTTCAGTTGGAGTAATTGTATCTAGTGCCTCAAAAGATGAGGCGGCGGTTGTACCAATATTTCTATAAAAACCTTCTGTGCCAGCTCCGGCATCGGTCTTAATAAAAATACACCCTTTAGAAAAACCTGCTTCGGACCCCGGTACAGTTGTACCAGTGGCACGCAAAACATTATCAGAACTATCTTTTTCAATGACAGTTACTGCGGTTGTATCGGGTGTTTCTGAATTGCCAATTGGTTGAAAGAATTTGGCAGTTTCTTTTGTTCTATATTTTCTATAAGTCATATTTATTTATCAAGGGAGTTTTGTTTTGCCCTACGGACTGGCGGACTCCCACACCGCTACTTTAGATAATTCTACGCTACTGCGTTCTCGATAAAGTAAGCTAGATTTACATCAAACATGTTCTGATCATAGCTATATCTCTGTCTAACAACATCAGACAATTTTGGTTCTTCACGATAGGTATCTACTTTTCTTGATACATCGAATAGAGTTAGACCAAATGTTGCCTTCATCAATGTTGGTCGAGGTGTTCGGTAAATCAACCAAGCGTGTTTGCCCCATACATCTGCTAGACTATCAGTTTGACCTTCGTCAGCTGAATTATATACTGCGTCTGCAATATAAACGTCTTCTAGTCTAAAATGTTTCTTCAAGAAAGAAGTAAAAGCATCTTCACCTAATTGACCACCATTTGTGTATTTAACTTGCTCACGAACATCTGGATGGTCAATCAATTTGATGTAAGTTGCATAACTCAATACCATTACGTTTGGTTTTTGAACTGCTGCGGTACGCATTGCGTTGATACCAGTTCTAATATCTCCCAATGGATCTGAATTTACATAATCGCTCCATTGTGATGTACCTGATAATGTTGTGTAACTTGTCATTACACTATTATCTGACATTGTAGTTGCCAATGCACGCTCTTGGTTGATCCAGATAGCATCCATCAAAAATTCTACTGCATCTCTCTTTGGATCATACGGATCGTCAGTGTTGTTTACCATTTCATCCGGTACTAGCTTTTCTAGTGACCTTTCACGACATAGATAATCACCTTGTGATACACTATAATCCATGCTCATTGCGCGTGTACCCGGAGCTCGGAAGATTTGGTCTGTGTAAGTACGTAAATTCTCTTTACCATACTGTGCGTATTTACCTGATTTTTCTTTGACTTTAAGAGTCGGTAAGATTTTTTCACAGATATAATTCTCATTTCTATACATTTGTGAGAATTGTGACAATATCTTATCAACCTTTGCGTCGCCTAGATTAGGTTTCATAAAAGTTTAATTTATTTGAATTATATTCTTACCTTCGAACTATGGTGTGTCTACTTGGCCAAACATCAATTGTACAGATGGTGTGTCTACTTGGCCAAACATCAATTGTACAGCAAGCAAATCTCCACTATCACCACTACCTAATGCTTTGGCCATAAATTCTTGACCAGCGGTTGCTACTACTGCTGTACCACTTGCGTCTGGAGTAATATAATCACCAAATGCAACAGTTGCAGCTGCTTTTACTTTTGTAATACCTTGGACACGTACTTGTGCGGTTGCCTCGTTAGTTGATCCATCTGGGGCATTTTGCAATACACCTAGAGAAGAATCAGCGGCCCCGGAAAGTACAACTTCCTCACTTGAGTCATGCTTAACAATATAATATTGGCTTGAACTCAAATCAGTTCCAGTAGGTCGGCTTAAATCTATTTTGCCTTCCTCTGTTGCTAGAGTTATATCTGACATATCTTTATATGTTTATGAATTAATTATTTGTCTAGTTCTGACATGGCTTTCTTTTGCGCGTCAATAAGATTTAACTCCTTATCTTCTGCCATTAATTCGTTTGTACGATTAACGACTTTTTCTTCCAAGTCTTCACCTTCTACTTTTGTTTCAACTTTTGTTGATCCGATTTCACTTAAATCTACTGTTTTGACAGCTGACATAATTTCATTGAAATTATTCCTCTGTTCTTCGTTTAGACTTAACATAAAATCTACAATTGAGTCTTGTTTTTCTGCTACAACGCCAGTCAAATTGGTTTCAGATAGTACCATTTTTTCTGACACTACTTCACCCAATTCCTTGCGTTCGATTTTTTCACTTAGAGAAGTAATTTTTTCGTTGCTTACTTCAAGTTTTTCTGCTAAGGTTTCTGCCTCACCAGCCTTTTTTTCTGTTTCGACTTTGTCAGCTTCTGCTTTTGCTTCGGTTGCTTTTTCCTCGTCTGTTTTTTCCTCTACTTTTGGTTCTTCTGGTTTTGCTTCAACTTCTGCGACATCAGCTTTAACTTCCTCGGTTTTTTCTTCTACAGGAAGTTCTTCAAGCATTTGCTTTAAAAGTTCTTTATCCTCTAAAGATACAATTTCTCGTAACTTCATGGATGCTAGGTATTTCTCAAACATATGTTTTTCTTTATTATGTTTAGTGAATAAACTATTTAATTCTTCCGACAAAGCCAGAGGGGTCTGTGCTTTTAGTGCCGGTGCGTTTGTTAACGCTAATCCTATAAGTACATTTTTTATTATATCGCCTGTTTTATGGTGTGGGTATTCCATTGCAAGTTCTGCGGATACAAATTTGAATATTTTTTTACTTATTACCTCTTGACCTAGCTCTGTCCATTCTACTGTAGCCATCAATTTTCGACCTTTAATGAATAAACTTTTAACCCATCCCATTGCCTCGCTCCCACGCCTATGTTCTTTGTTTACTTGTATCTCAGTTCCATAAACATTACCCTCATAATTCTTGACATAATCTCTAAGCATTGACATTTCTATCTTCCAATCTCTATCTTGTAATATACCTGATCTCAATACCTCAACATCAGACGTGCTTCCATCGTCCTTTAATTCGATTGTACTTAGATAGTGCAAAATGTTTTTATCCATATTTTTTTTAATTAAAAAAGTCGGTATTATCCGACTTTCTATGAAGTTCTTCTATTCTATCCTCTTACCCTATGTCAATACATAAGGTGCAATAATCATTATCTTTATTTATCATGCCATAAACAAAGAGTGAGAGGATAGGATTTTAAATTGTTTTATTATTCGATGTATCCTAATTTTAATAATTGCTTTGCGTGATCCTCTTTAATATCATATCTCTTACCTTCCTTGTAAGTTTCCCCGCTGTGTTTTACATTGCGGAGTGCTTTATATTTTCCTTTTGCGTTTGGCTCTGCTGGATCCTTTGATACTTTTGCTACTGGTGGTAATTCTTGTGCCACTTCTGTTTTTTTAGCTTCTGCTTGTTCTTCTAATGATACTAATTTTTTTGTTTCATCTATTACTTTATCTTCACTATGAATAGCCCATAGTTCTGACAGTTTTGGAAGTCCAGCAAAGTGATGAAATTCAACACCACGCTTTGTCAACTCTTCTTTTAATTGTTCGAGAGTTAGTTCTTCTGACATAGTTTTTATATTATTTATTAACTGTAATATTATTATAACACATTTTCTTGTGATAATCAAACTTATCCACAACCTTGCAATTTCCATGGTCGCAAAAAATAGCATTTATAACACCACATTTATTATTACGACACTTAACTTCTACTAATCCTTTTTCTATTTCGTAAAATAAAAGAGTCTTTTTGCATTTGATGCATGAACATTTTACAAGCATGTAATTGATGTTATTTTGTTAGTCTTTTTTCTATTTCTTTTTTGGCCTCTTGTGATTGCTTGGTGTTGGTTGGCTTTTTGACATTCTTAAAACTGTTTATTACTGGCTTGCCACCCACCTTGTCGAATCTTGCTTCAACACTTTTTGGGATTGGATTTGCTTTTGGTTGTTTTTCTGATTTGAACACTGGGATCCACACTCCCCGACAAAAACTATGAACTAAATCAAGATTTCTCATTGGATCATTTGGTTTTACTATCCTTTTATCTAGTGATAGGCAGGTATTGCAAGTCTTACCATCTATTACCTCACTTCTCTGAAAATAGGATATTAAATTGATATTACTTTCAAACACTAGACCTCTCCCACGATTGATATTTTGCCCCACAACGGTCCCAGAGGTGTTTGCTATCAATTTGCTCCCTTTATCGTTTAAATTCTTCTTAAGGGCTGTTTTTATGGCCACAGCGGAGGCTCCTGCTATTATTCCATTCTTTACTATATCCCTACCTGTTTTTTGCATTTCAAACACATAATTCTCGGCGTATTCTTGGCTTTCAAAGTTCTTCAATGCTTCTTGCTCTCGTGGTGTAGCGGTTGGTTTTACGCCCATTTCTTTGGTAGCTGTCTTTTTACCTACCTCATAACTCTGTGCAATTGATTTATTAATTGACTTTTTGTAGATCAATAGTCCACCAAATATAAGCATATTTAGCCCCCCAATGTCTTTTTTATCCACACTTTTCACTGCTTTATCCACATATTTATCCACCTCATCATTCGTTGTGCTGATCATCTCTCTTTCGAGTTGCCCCTCGATCTGATTAAAACTCTCATTCAAGAATTTGAAATCTGCTTTTTCCTCATAGATTGTAAATTCGCGCGTTGGCTTATAGGGTTTTTCTGTCAACAATTTGTGGTCGTGAATATGCTCCTCATTCTTTTTTAAGTTTTTTTTTTCGTCAACTTTAGGCTTTGCCGGTTGATTTGGATTGACCATTGGCATTGGTGGATTTTTCTTCAGCTCTCTATCAATCTCCTTGTCCTCCTCATATTCTTTTTCTAATACTACCATCTCTTCATCATCTAATTCTGGTAAATCAAAGGTATTGCGTGTCCACTGTTTGATTTTAGGATCTTTGTCGACTAATCCGGAGTTAGTGAGTGATGACAATACCTCGCTCATTTCCTTGTAATCAATATCCCCTAATGGGTTGTGTCTTAGTCTGACCTTTGGCGCGTTATCTCCAAAATTAAATTTAACCAAATCATTAATGACTTGTTTTTCCATCTGTTCTTCTAGGTATTTGATTTTCTCCTCGACGTTCTTCAAGAAAAATGATGACTGGTCTTTGCTCAATGCAAAACTCCCAACCTCTGAACTTCCCAGACCCAAAAACATCGCCAAAACACTTAATAGTATTTGACGATTATGATGTTCTACTGATTTGTCTATTGCGTCGCCCTGTGGATTTCCGCTTGGTGTTACTAATTCAAACTCACCATCTTCTTTTTTCCATGGGAATACTAAAAAGCCTTTTTCGTTAGTCCTGATGTTGGCCAACATATTTTCTGCCGATGACTTCTCGGCTGTACCAAATCCCTCTGGTAGATATAATGTTGGAATACCCATACCGTTCTTCTCGGCTGATATTCCTTGAATCTTATATAGTGTATTTTTATAATAATAATGTTTATAGGCTGCTCTCAATATACTTCTACCCGTCACATCATCGCCCTCTTTGTCATTAGTTAAAATCAAAAGTTTACGCGCTGGTATTTCTGCACTAGTCTTTGATACTGATGGATCGTCTGTCCTTATCCATTGTTTTATGCCGAACTGTTTTTGTCCACTGACATCAATTTCCCAGTCTTGAATTGACCTTGGGATACGTGGTGATAAATCTCTCAACATCACCTGTCCTTTTTCTATTTTAAAAATCTTCTCAAATGCATAATGTCCGTATGCTAAAAACAATAATGACTCACGCACGAAGTCTTTCCAACTTCTCTCCATCCCCTCGAATAAATTATCTTCTAAAAACTCAACTATCTTTTCGTCCTCACATTCGATGTACCAGTCTGTTGCTAAAATTGGAGCATTGATTGCTCGAAGCACGCCGTCTATCACACCGTCTGTCCTCATCTGATCTACTAAATCAATCCTTGACTCATCGCGCCAATCTGCATTTTGCTCATCAAAAAAATAACCACCATAGCGTTGTGTTCCGCTATCACCAAATATTGTACCCATTTGTTTTAGTGTCAAATCTTGCACTGGATATGGTGCATTTTGACCTTGGATATCTTTTTCACTTTCAAGAGGCATATTTTAAAATTTCTTTTTAAATAAATTTCCGGCAATCGTGGATGCTCTATCTTTATTATACACTATTTCTTCATCTTTGTAAAAGTTAAGGTTTTGATATGACAATTCTAAGGCTCCCATCAGGCTGTCTGCTCTATCATCATGCTCTAAAACTTCCAGCCCCAAAAATAAAATCTGATCGCGCGTCTTCCTCATCTCTGGTCGCAAATGCACTTCCCCTCTTTCGAACATCGGCTCGAGTGCTTGCAGTCTGCCGAGTTTGTCCGATCCGAATTTATCCTTAATTGCTTTTGGTCGAGTTCCTTTAATTGGAATATTCTTGTCAAATCCGTATAGTTTATTTCCGTGAATTATCGCTTTACCTTTTAATCCTAAATCTAATTCGCCTGACTTCCAACTCATTATATTCTGGAATACTGCCGTCTGATTCATGACTTTTTCCACGCCGACTACATGGGCTTCGGGATGTTCTATCCATGTCTTGATCACTTCCTTAGCCTGTTCTGTCTGACTACATCTCCCAGCTTTTTGCTCAATTACATATCTGTGACGGTCTTTCCTCGCCCATTTTAAAACTGTAATGCACCACTCATCAGCTGTAGCACTCTCACCTGCCTGTGGATCCATAAATATAACCTTTTTAAAGTTCTTCATCTCTGGCAATTCTGTGAAGTTGTTGTCGTCTATCCACAGTGGATTGAAATTAGCCAGTTCATCGTTTGTTGGTTCGTTCATATATTCTTGGGCAAATGATCTCGTTCCCGAGTCTTCCCGGATCTGATCTAGCTTTTCCATACTAAATATAGCAGGCCATATGCTTTTTTTGTCCTCTATTGCTTTTCTAAAAATCCCCCCGAACTTCTTATAAAACTGTAATATCTCCGCCTCTTGGTGTAAGACTGTCCCAATTAGCTTAATTTTGCCCCTCTCAGCGTCTAAACTGTTAAATATGACGTTATATAACCACTCGTGCAATTTCTGTCGCCTTTCGGCTTTTCTGACCTCTTCATCATCTTCAATATCATCGCACACAATCTTGGTTGGTCTTTGGTTTTTAATATTTACACCACGCCCCTTGCCCGCCCCCCTAGCGACCGCATTGATTCCATTTATCGTTTCAAAATGCTTGTTAGTCCACTTCCTGTCTTTCTTATTTTCTGGTGGTACTAAATCTCCAAATACCGCATGCAATAAATCATTATTTTCTAGCTCTGTCTTGATCCCCTCAAAATGAAAACCTGCGTCTGTGAGAGTATTTCCGATGTATAGGATTACTGGCTCGGTGCCGTAAACTATGTCGTGGATCGTGTCGAGTTTAATCCACGTTGACTTGGCGTGTCCACGTGGAAATATTATGCCACTATGTCCTGTGCTGTTTATTGCCTCTAATAAAGATAAATGGCACTCGGGGACATCCTCGGTGCCTTTTATAATGTGTGGGAAGAAGTATCTGCCAAATATGTGTAAATTCTTTTTGTTTTTCAACGTTCTTTTAATCCAATCTGCCTGCTCTTGTTTTGGTATTTTTTTTAAATTCTTCCTCCAATAATTGTATGTTAATTTTTTTTCTTCCATGAGATAAAAATTAGTCCCATTCTTTTGCTCGTTTATCCGCTTCTTCTGAGAAGTTAATTGTTATTGTCCCGGGTGCATTTCCTCCAAACTCTATTTTCTTTTTCCTCGTCAAATAATCCATTCCGTTATTGTAGCTTCCTTTGGCGTGTTCTACTACTTTCTGACGGATAGCTAAAACTGGTCTTTCTCTCAAAAGTTCTAACTCGTCAAAAAGTTTTATATTATTTTTTTTCCAATTATAAAATGTCTGATTAGATATTTCTAAGTAACAACAGACTTCTGCGATACTTGCATCGAATGAAAAAACCTGCTTTAACTTTTGGACAGCATCATCTGTGAGTTTACTAACTCCCTCTCCTATCTTTTTATTCTTTGCATCCCTTTTTGTAGGTCTACCTGCTTTCTTTTTGACCTTTGTTGTTTTAGGTTTTGTCATATTATTCAATATTAAAATATCCTTTTAATGATTCAATAAAATTCTTTGTACTGACAAATCCAAAATGTAATAATTCTGGTTTTGGTTTTGCTACCCAGCCCGGAGATAATGACATATTTGGGAAGTCCGAGGCGTATTGTTCTTCTATCTCTACCCATCCAATACATTCGCTATGGTTAAATCCTTTTAGGATAGGGACTTTGACGTATTTTATTTCTTTTGTTTGGTTCTTGACCATATGTTTATAATTTATGTCCTATAAGTTTTTCTATTTCTTTGGTTGTTTTATCAAACTTTTCTTTTGCTTTTATTGCTTCGTTTTTCCAATATCCCAATCCTTTATCTGTTTTACATACACTACTCGCTTGTCTTTCTCTTCTTTGTCCATTTTCATTGGTTGGAATAAAAAAATCTACTATTGCATTTTCTGTTTCGAATGGGAGAGTTATAGATTCATATTTATCTAATATTTTAATTATATCTTTCAAGAAACATTTTTTGTCATCCATAATAATAAGATCAAACTTATCTACTTGCATAAAGTTTAAAAACTCTTCCCATTCATTTTCAAAGTCAAATACTAAATCTTCGAATTGTTCTTGCCATATTAAATTTGATAATATATTCATATAATTAAATTATTACCTTTGACAAATATAAATTCCTAATTGGATATTTTCTTTTTTCTTTACATTCTAATAATTCATTATATTGTTCTTTGGCTCTTTTCAATGAATAGAATCTATCAAAGTGTTGGTACCCTGCCTCATTCCAAGTGACTAAATAAATAATTTTCATACTAAAAAATTAAAGCCACCCCAATCATTATCCATCCGAGTGACATATATTTACCAAATGCCACTGAAAATCCAAAACCGTATCCTCTGATTGAAAATATTGGGTCTTCCATTATAATTGGCATAGGAATAAATAAACCTATTACTGATAAAAAGTGGCTGTATGGTTGTGGAACTACTTTATAATACTTCTCTTGGTGGACATGTGGAGTGACATCTCTTATCTCTCCGTCTTTGGCTGTTGTGGATGTGTTTTGTTTGTTCATAAAATATTTGTATAAAGTTAATTATTATATTGTTCAAACATTTCTATTGCTGGGGTGAGTGGTATTTTATTTGATAACCATAACTGGAATAAAAACATTGCTAGAGGATATGTTCGTGTGGCTATTTTAAATTCTCCGTATGTCATAGTTTTGTGGCTTTACTCCCATAATTATCTGTTTTTCTGTGGCATTTCTGACACAATGTTAGGCCATTTTTTAACACATATCTTAATTTTGGGTATTTAGCAAATTCTTTTATGTGATGAGCATTCAATTCCAAACCTCTTTTTCCACATTCTTGACATGTATAATTGTCACGTTTAAACACTGCTTCACGCCATTTTTTATATCTTGCAGTTTTTCTTTCCAATTCGTTAATTGATGATATTCCACCTTTCCAAAAATGACAGTTCTTGCCTTTATTAATTGGTGGTCTGTTTCCACTCTTTTTGTGGGCTTGACTAATTTTTAACTTGGTTTCTTCTGAAAGTGGTTTGCGTTTTTTTCCTATTTTAGCAAGTCTTTGTTTTCTCCTCCATTCATCTGATCTTGGTGGATGTTTTCTACCAATAGATGCTAATCCTATTTTTAACTTGGTTTCAACACTTAATTTATTTCCTTTCAAAGCAATAGAATTTGCTAATCCTATTTTTCTCTTTGTTTCCTTTGACATTGGTTTTCTTTTGTATGTTCCTGTTGGCATAATATATTTTAAATATACTTATATTATACCATTTTAACTCTATTATAGCAAACTATTTTCCATAAGCATTTATTAAATAAAGAACGAAGGTGGATCTGTCAATTCAGTCCGGAGAAGTAATACCCCGAGGGAGTTGGAAAGAGTAAAACCTTAGCCTCTTATTTTCTCCCCGACCTTTTATTTGTTTATTTAAGTGCCTCTTCTAATTCCTCGAGTACATCATCATCCTTTGGTTCAAAACCTACTTTGTCGCCCCATTCTTCAAAATATTTCTTGCATACTTTTTTAGTTTCTTCTGTAATTTCAAAAGTATGTTTAACAGCATCCAACTCATTGAATGATCCTTGGACCTCTCTTAGGCTGTCTGATATTTCTTTAATCTGTGCTACTATTATATCTATTCTTTTGTCGTATACCTCTTTTTCTTCCTCTTTTTCTCTTGGATTTTCTTTCTTCAATTCTTCTGTTTTTTCTTTAACAAGGCCATTGTGTTTGTCAGCGATTTCTTTCCATTTTTCTTGGTATTCTTTTAATGCTGATTCTACTGCTTTGCTAAAATGTCGTCTTTGTGAGCTTTCTTCGCCATTAAGACGGCGAGAAGAAAACTCCTCTTTTTTTGTCTTTGGATTAAATTCTTTTGTCCCGTCGTATTGTAGGCCGGTTGAAAGCAGGCCAATAGCTTTTATGGTTAACTCCATAGTGTTTTATGGTTATGGTCCTTAATCGGACTCTTTAATTATTATATCACATTTTTGTACAAAAACCAAGTAAATATCCAATTAAAACTAATCCACCAGCCATCCATAACAGAGTAGATAACTTAATGGGATCAACGGGTTTTTTACAATTTGCACAGATGTTGATACAGTGTAGAGGTGCTCCACAATGTTCACAAGTTTTCTTTATTAATGTCTGGGAATTAACCATACGACCACCACATTTTGGACACTTGCCTTGTTTTAGATTATCCCAGTTCATACTCAATTATTTAAGTTTGTCTTTTGAAGGGGGGGTTACAAGTTGCGTTTTAGGGGGTTACAATAGTTATTTAGATTGATTAAGTTTATCTGTAAACTTTAGTACCGTATTCATCCCCATCCAAAAGCCCTCTGCGTATTCGTCATCTAGCTTATTAAAATTACCAAGCACATCTCTTTCTTCTTCTGCAAAGTCTGCGATAGTAGAGATTACCTTAGAGCGTTCTTCGGCTAGGTAATCTTTAACATATTTCTCTACTTCTTCTAATGTTTTCCATTCAACATAGTACAACGAGCTTATAAATTGTTCTTGGTCTGGTTTATTTTTCATATTCTAGTTTATAGCTTTGAATTAGATTTTCTTATTCTAGTGTTTAATTAACTATATTCTATAGAGGTGTGTTGCAAACACTAGCCTGCCGTCCCTTATTAGATACCCCTGCACTACACAGGTCTTGCTTGTCTAATAAAGTTTTACAAGATTACTCTTGGATTACCCGTCGGCAATGGCATAGATGATTTTTTATTTAACGGTTATGCTCCTATAGTTTTAGGAGCTTGCCCACACAGTACCATTTTAAAGTTTTCACACAACGGGGATATAAACTATTTCTCTATAGAATGTAATTAATTAAGTTATTTACTAAATAGAATAGATGATGGGCAATTGGTTTGCGACTTTATAGTTTCCTTACTCTCGGGCAATTAACCCCTACCCTAGGAACAATAGTATTATTATACCTGTCTTGGTTACCACACCACCATCATCGTATTCTATCCAGTAAATTACTGGGGTGTTAGTCTTCAAAATTACCATATTCCTTTGCTACTTTTTTATAAGTTTTCCAATACACATCAAAGGTTGTTTTTAATTTATTAAAATTTATATTATCGGCTTGTTCAAAAGCACCTGCTAATGCTACAACAAAACTTCCTCCCTGTCTTTTCATCGCTTTTATTATGTTATAATGTTCTTCTTCCATATTATTTTTACTCAGGATTAAGTTCCTGTGTTATTTACTAAGCTCTTTTATATCAATACCTTTTTCTCTTTCTTCGTCTGTTATTTTACAATTATCTAAATCACCACTCAAGCCAGTGCAATTACCACTCAAGTCAGAGCAATTACCACGCAAGCCAGAGCAATTACCACGCAAGCCAGAGCAATTACCACTCAAGCCAGAGCAATTACCACGCAAGCCAGAGCAATTACCACTCAAGCCAGAGCAATTACCACTCAAGCCAGTGCAATAACCACTCAAGCCAGAGCAATTACCACTCAAGCCAGTGCAATTACCACTCAAGCCAGTGCAATAACCAATCAAGCCAGAGCAATTACCACTCAAGCCAGTGCAATAACCAATCAAGCCAGTGCAATCACCCCACAAGCCAGAGCAATTACCACGCAAGTCAGTGCAATCACCACTCAAGCCAGTGCAATCACCCCACAAGCCAGTGCAATCACCCCACAAGCCAGTGCAATTACCACGCATCTCTTCATTTTTACCCTCAATCCTTACTTTGTCTTTGTAATGGTATAAAACATTTGTTGTTTTTGTTAATTCTTTCTTCATATTTATATTTTATTCAGGATTAAGTTCCTGTGTTATTTGTTTATATTATCTCCAAAAGCAACCCCCAAATCTAAACATTTCCTTTTTTCTTTATTCCATCTCCAACCGTATTTATATTTTCTAACACAGCTCATCATTTCTGATCGCTCTTTGATTGTCAATCCTCCCATGCGTTCCTCTGTTTGTTTCTTTGCTATTCTACTAAAATGACTACTGCCATATTTTTTAAATGTAGCTTGTCCGCCCAGAGGTGCTATCTTTTTCAGTTGTTTCCGTCTTTTATTATTCATAATCTACTTGATTTGGTTCTGCAATTATTATTCCGTGTTCTTGTGCAAAATATACCCTTATCTTTTCCCAGTATTCCACATCTTCTGTTGTCGTTAAATCCTCCGAACTATCTTTTTCATATGGTAAAAACATTGACTTACAAAAGCTGTGTATTTCAAGGGGGAGCATTCCTAATTCATCAGCTATTGTTGTCATCATTACAGACCAGTAGAATTTTCTCATTTGTCCGCTCTTTGGCTTGCTTGGCTTTCTTATGATCAACTCATATTTCCCGGGCCACAGTGTCCTAATGTATTTATGAAATAACTCCATTTCTTTCAGTGGTAATCTGTGGTCTTTGTCTATTTCTACTGTGAATTTTGGGGTTGGGTTGCTCATATTTTAGAAAGGAATATCTTCGACATTTATATCGTCTGTTTCTGACTTTTCTTGTTTATTATAATTCCCCACCTCACCATTATTTTCTTCGCTCTTGGCATAACCTTCTTCTTTCTTCCAATTGTTTATCTTTGCATATCCTTTGCCTTGCTTTGATTCCAATAAGTCGAGGTTGATCCATTCTTCTGTCATTCCGGATAGTGTGGCGATCAGATTTTCTCTTTTGATTGATATTGATCCTTTGACGAATTCGGGCGCGGTCGGTCTAGGTAGCTTGAAAATCAAGCCATCTAAAAATACATTTTCTTCTGACATATTATTTTTTATTACTTTTACGCCATTCAGCTTGTCGTTCTTTTAGTCTGTTTTTTACAGTCAGACAAGCTTTGAAGGCTTTATAATCTTTTACTAGACTACCTTTTGTGATCTCTTTTACCTCGAACTCTCCGTCTTCTTTTCCAAATCTGATGATCATCGCTCCGTCAAATTCTATCCCAGTTTCTTCTTGGTAGGCTTTGTAGTAGGCTGATACTTGGAAGTACATCTCATCATAAATTCCTTTACTTGATTTGTAATCTATCAAGTACAGCTTTCCGTTTATCTTGGCCACTGCGTCGAGGGTTCCTACAAATCCGTTTTTTCTGGAGTACACCATACGCTCTGCTTCTACAAATTCAATGTCATGGTTGTTGTACCAGTCTAGGAAGGCATTTATTCCGTTCAAAACTTCTTTTGGTGCGTCTTCTGGGATACTGATGTCTTTTCCACTTGCTTTGGCAAGAGCGAACTGCTCGGCCCAGTCATGGATTGCGGTTCCAAAGTCCCCCGCCTTTTCTTTCTTGATTGTATGTTGCATGCTTGCGTCAACAAGAATATTTTCAATCTCTTCCTTTGAAAATGTTTTGCCTTTGTATATTGCGTCCCGGATGTATTGGGTGGTTAGTTTTACTGCCCAAGGAATCAGCGCACGACTTTTGTCAATAATTCCTGTGCATGTTGTCACACCAAGTATGTAGCTTTTCTCGCCTTTCAGTTTGTACCGGTGGCTGTTTGGGTAGAATATTATATCCACTTCGCCGTTGTATAGCGTTTTTTCTATTGTTTCTGTTTTTGCCATACTATTTCTTTTTAGCTTTTGCCAACTTAGCTTTGACATCCTCTGGTTTTATCTTTTTATCCACCTTCTCGTCAAACTCCTCCAACAACTCCTCTGTGGTCTGCTCTGTGGCTTGTTTTTTGCCCTTTGTGGCTGTTTTGGTGGTTTTTGTGGACACTTTATCGTCTGCCTTTTTATCATCGCTTAAATCGGCTTTTTTTGACCATTTATAAGTTTTTGATCCTTGGCATGCTTTTACTATCTTTGCGAAGTCTGGTTCGATGTATTTTCCGAGTTGTCCAGTTCTGTCTTTGGCGGTTTGTTTATCGTTGCCCGGGTCTACTACGATTACTCGCACATCTTCTCCATCCCGGTTAATTGATGTCATATATCCAACCACATCTACCATGTTGATTAGTTCCTCGCTTATCTTTGTGGCGATCATTGGTCTTTTTACTATTCTCTGCTCGTCGTCCATCTTCTCGTCTATGTGAGCGATTAGGATTACATTTTTTCCACTATCTCGTAAAAACTTTACGAAGTTTCTCATTTTCTTTTTTACATATCCCCACCCGGCCATTGTTGGGCTTCCGTCTGGTTGTACCAGTTTGGAGTTGCCAAAATCAGCCAACCCATTGATTAGTTTGTCCATTGCCTCTCCGATTGGATCCACGATGATAGTTTCGTAATCCCCTGTTTTTACTGTTTCAATTAGTTCTCTGTCCTCGAAGTCTTTCCATGTTTGGATCTGCACTACGTCTATTTCTATTCCACGAAGTCCGAAGTATTTTGCACCATTCTCACAATCTAGTAAAAGTGGTTTTGGTGCGGTTGACGCAAAAGTTGTTTTGCCTATTCCACCGTTGCCATATATCATAGCAATGATACTTGGTTTTATTTGTGGATCTCCTGTGTTGACTATTTTCATAGTTCTAATGATTATTAATTATCACATTCACGATCATTGTCATCGTCAATGTCTGTTTGCTCTTGTTCTCTCTCCCATTCACACTGGGCGAGTGCTTGGTCGTTGTCCATAGGCTTTTTTGTTACTATCCGCAGGAGTAGGTTCAGGCGGACCCATACCTACCCTGCTGTTTAGTCTTCGATATATTCATATTGATATATCTTATGTTTATGTATTTATAATACCATACTTTTGGTTGCTTGTCAAAATATTACTGTGGATAACTATTTACATGTATTTTCTATAACTTCTTTTGCCTCATCAAACCCATTACAAATATAAGCCTGTACACTATTACAATTATTAAGTTTTGCAATCCATTCCTTTTGCTCTTTACTGGTCACACTATTTTTTACTCTTTTCATTTCTATAAAAATCAATAAATTCTTAATTATAATCATGTAATCAGGTACTCCACGCTTTACTCCTTGTTTCTTATTTCTCATCTTAACTCCCCAGCTTTTTGTAAAAGTTTCGTTAGGAATATGTGCATATGTTATACCTCTCTTGTCAAGATACTCTGCTAGCACAACACACTCGTCGTATTCAGTTGGCGTTTTTTGCATATAATTCTTCTTTACTTATTTTTTTATCATGCGCGTCCTCATGACACGATCTACACAAACTTATTAAATTTTTTACTTCATCACTTCCACCTTGGCTTTTAAAAGTTATGTGATGAATATCTACTGCTTGTCTTTTATTACAATATTTACACATAATAATATCCTGTTCTCCTATACCGTGGAAGCCCATGTAGTCTTTAATGTATTTTTTCATGCTATACCCTTTATAGTTATTAAATTAAAGTTATTTGTCTAGTTTGGTTTTCAATACGCTCCATAGCTTGGTCGTAGTATTCTTTGTCTAAGCTATTAAATTGGAATAAAGCTATTTGATATTTTGCAGATAATTCTTGTGCCTTTTGACATTGTACTGGAAGCCATTTTTTATAATATTCTGGGTCTTTTGACATATAAGAAAGATAATATTGGATTTCTTCGAGTTGCTTAAAAACTTCTTTTGGCAAATCATAATCTCTTAAATCGTAAAATCCTTTGTATGGTTTGTATTCTTTTATCAACTTGTGATTATATTTTCTTTTCATAGATATTTTTTATAAAACTCCATCTGCTCTTTCACCTCTTTTTTTTCATCTGCAACTGAATACAAGCCCTTACTTTTGTCTTTTTCAAGTTCTTTATATTTCTGTTCAAGAAAATCTAATCTTTTTTGTGGTGTGTTTTCTGTATCTTGTCTATACTTATTGTCAAAGAAAATTCTACAAAAATAATCTTGTTCAATGTCATATACTACAAATTCCTTATGACACCTGCCCCAGTCAAGAGACACCTCAATAAAATCAATAATTCCAGCGTTTTTTCTTTTTTGAAGATGTTTTCTCATACTAATTTATTCTTAGCTCTTAATTGTTTACCATCACACTCCACACATATAAATCTAACAACTATAGTTAATTAAATTAAACCTGTTCCTATAATGAATGTGTTATTTAAAACAAGATAATAATTTGTAATCTAAACCTATTTTTTTACATCTCTTTTTCAAGACCTTTTTATTTATTTTAGGATTGGAATTAATTATTTTTAATAATTTTTGCAAGGTATCTTCTGGTGATTGTTTCATATAGTTTAGATAAGGGTTTGTTAGTTAAAATATCTGTATACTGCTTGTCCTGCTTCCCAGCACAATAATATTACGGCAATATCAATCGCCCTAATTGTAATTTTCCTCATACGTTTATTTGTTTAATGGATGTATTATTTAATTCCACGTTGCTTCTATTGAATCTACTCCTAGTTTTTTATCTATTATTCTACAAAGTTTTTCTAGTTTTTTAAAGAAGTCCTCACCGTCTTTCATCGTGCTTTTGCCTAATCTTCTTTCTATTGCTTCATCTTGTAATTCAAGTGCTATTTTATCAATCTCTGTATTTTCAAACTGTTTTGGTATCTCTATTTCAAAGAAATGGTCACCTGCTCCACTGAACCATGAATCTATCTCTCCTTTTGTCCATAAGTCTGGGCTAGATTCTGCCATTTTGTTGTTTGTTTCAAGATACCCTTGCATTCTTTCATAGTGTTTTGCGAATAAGACAAGGTTATAAATGAAACCTTTACCAAACTCTGATTCTTTTTTCTTCATACGTTTATTTGTTTAATGGATTAGTTAATATTTAGGTTGTTTTTCGCTCCAAGTTGTCCATCTGTATTTCCCTGGTAAGAATAGTTTAGTAGAAATCCACCATTTATATCTATTATACAAAGTTTTCTTAACATTTATCTCAAAAATCATATCATTTGTTATCCACCATTCAAAATTAGTTTTTTTAATCTTCATAGTATTGTCAAATTATTTATTTTTTTAGATATATAATTTAAGTTGTGTAAGAAATTCCCAAAATTACAAGTAGGACATCTGAATTTATGGCACTTGCTGTCTTGGTCCCAGTAGGTATATAAACCATCTTCTTTGCATCTAGGACAAATGCAACTTTTGCTGATTACTCTTTTTTTCTTTAGTGTCTTGGATATGTGCTGTAAATCTTGATTCGTCATAGGCTAAAAATTCAGTTATTGATTGGTAAAATGTATATTTTTTACCGCTCTTTTTATGAATTAGGGTTAGTTTATAAAACGGTAGTCTATAATATTGCATATCGAAGTATGTTTGCTATTTCAGCACATTCATCTTCTGTCCCATAATATAACAATTCAAAGTCAAGAGGGTTAGAAAGATATTCGGTGTTATCCTCATCAAATATTCTTATCCATTTTCTACTTGGGCTGTATTCTATAAATCTATTCATAAGTCGTATGGTGTTAATGATACTTGTCCGCTTTTTAGATGAAACCACATGTCAATCGTTCCGTCTAGTCCGAACTTATTTTTACTCACCTGGATCTTCATTTCTACCCATTCGGCGTCTGGTTCTTCTCTGGTCTTGTCCCTCTTTAGCACCAGTGCAAAGTCGGCAGAGGCTTCTATCGCACCAGATCCTTTGTATCCAGCCCCAGCTCCCCCACCCTTTTGTGCTGCATTGCTTATTTGAGATAATAGCAGTATCGTTATTTTAAGTTCCTGTGCTAAATTTGATAAGTCATGTGCTATTCTGGACATCAGCGGAGTTTCTTCATATATCTTGCCATGGGTAATTTTCTGTATATAATCTATCATTACAACTTTTACGCCTTTTGTGTATACATCCTTTCTGATTATCATTTTTATCTTTTCAAAATCAAAGTCGGTATGTATATCAAGATTTGAATGGTTTAAAAATAATTTACCCTCATCGATGTTATTTTTTGTTTCTTTATCTAATATTCCCTTGATCACTTTCATTGATGATAATCTGTGTCTAATACCTATCAGCTTTGCTGTCAGATCTGTTTGGCTCATCTCGGTTGATACTATGCTCACTGGTATCTCTTGCTCTAATAGGCTATGAACTATATTCAAAGCATATGATGTTTTACCTGTACCATGCCACGCGCCTATTACCCAGAGATGTCCGGGGCGAAGTCCGTCAATCAAATTATCTATTTTTCCATTTCCCGAACTAAAACCAATTATGTTTTTACCTTCTTCATATTTCTTTGAATATTCTTCTTGTAATGTGTTTAGGTCTTTTAAAATTGATTGCACTGAATCGTTCTTTGTTTTTAATGGGTTGACTTCGTATAATCTATTTTGAACCTCGGCCAGTAATTGATTGATTTCTTTTTCGTCATCATAAACTTCTTGTGTGTTTGTTTCCTGTGCTGATAATATCTGTCTTCTAAGTGATTTGTCTTTTACTATTTTTGCATAGTCTTTTATGTGGCCAACTGTTACCACGCTGTTTATTAATCTTGTTAAATACCCAACACCACCGATTGCTTCTAGTTGTTTTTTGCTTTTTAGCTTTTCAGACATTGTGACTATGTCTATTTTTGTCCCAGCATTAAAAAGTTCTAAATAACCACTAAATATACCATTGTGTTTTATTGAATAAAAATCATCTTGATCAATAAAATCAATAATGTGGTAGATTGCTTCTTTATCTAATAATAATGATCCGAGTAAACACATCTCTGCTTCTAGATTTTGTGGTAATATTTTTTCTAGTTCGTTTAAATCTATCATATTATAATTTTCTCCTTTCTGAAACATCTAATTTAATTTCTTGTTCTGGTATGTTCCAGTTTTCAAGTATTGTTGATAGTTTCATTTTTGGCCACCCTTCCTTGTCGCATTTCTTTTTTGCATTATCAATTTTCGTTTTGATTTCCTTGTTAATCTTCTCTGGATCATCGCCGTTCTTTTTCTGGGATAGTTCTATCATCCCGTCTATTGTTTTTTTGTAGTTAAAATATATTCCCGATGTTTCCGGTATATTAAATACCTGCATATAGTATTTTGAAAGTTTTACCACAAACCCCCTTGGAAGTTTAAATTTGCTCTTTGGTTCTATTTCCTCTCCACTCTCGTCTAATTCAATTGTTGGTTCTTCGTACATAGGTTTTTTGTTATCTGGCGATTTATCGCCCTGATAAGTTAAGTAAAGTAAAGTAAAGTAGGATAGGCTTTCAAAGCCTTTCAAAGCCTTTATTTCATCTGGTAAAGCCTCTAAAATCCTTCTAACCCCTATCTCAATATTTGGGTTAGTTGACTGATGTTTTCCAAATTGTATGATTAAAATCCAGCTTTTGTGTCTTATAATCTTTTCGTCTTTAGTAAATTTTTCTAATATTTTCTTGATTTCTTTTTTTTCTGCTCCGGTTTCAAGTGATAAGCGTCTTTCTGTTATTTCATAAATACCAGCCACGTTGCATAATGGGTTTGTTAAAAGATATAAAAAAACTAATTTTTCTGGCATGGATAGTTCCTCGACATATGGATCTGTCCAGAAACTGTCTTGGATGTATCTTTGTTTTGACATATGTTTAATAAAAAAACCACAAGTTCACGCTACTATCGCCTAACGGAGTGATTGAACAGCTACCGCCAGAGTGTTTAAACTCTGAATAGTTTTGTGAACCCGTGGTTCTTGTATTAAATTGCTGTTCTTTTTTAGGCATATTTTTTTATTTGTATTTTCATTATACCATTTTTTACTACTATTGCCAACCTCTCTACTGTGGATAACTAATCTGACATTACCCTGTTCCACAAATCTGTATTCATTGATTGTTCTTGTGCGTATGATTGAAATTGTAGATCTGCTTTGTAATAGTTTTTTTCGCACCATCCTATCATGAGCAGTGAGAAAAATATAAAAAAGATTAGCGGTAAGTATTTTTCTATTCTCATGAGCCTTTCTTCTGTCAGCTCTTTTTTGATGGCTTGTTTTATTGTGCCATGTCTGCGAGTTTTCATATTGTTATATATAAAAATTATGTTGTTGTTTTTATTATATACTATATTTGGTCGCTTGTCAATGGTTGCCTGTGGATAAAGAGTGGATAAACAGAAAACCGCTACTCACCATTATTGGAACTCGCTATAAATAGTGATGAGTTCTCTTAATGATTTTCACGATTTTCTGCAACCCGTGGTCTAGCCGATCCCGAGGAATATTCCACACGGAATTAGCTTATTCCTTTACGTTCTTTTTTTTATACCAAGAAACAAAACTTTCCAAAACTGCTTTTACACCAGCACGAATACCAGCAAATACTACACCAACCCAAGCACCTGTTGCAAAATTCTCTAGAGATAATTCCTCAATGTTTGGAATTATAAATATAGAAAATCCAGCAAAAAAAGTTACCATTGAACTAATTAGATACCTTTTCCAATGTTCTGATAATAATTTTTTCATATCGCCTTTGAGTTTGAATCCTCTCTTAGTTAAGAGGTAAGTGATTGTTTTTACAAAATAAGCTGGGAATCTTCGTAGTCTTCCTTTGCGGTCTTCCATCTCAACATATCCATCTTTGTCTATATCCAGCTTCTCGGCCACATTACAAATATATCCAGTTCCATAGAGTTTGTAGTTTTCAGCGACTCTGCGTATAAAGCGTTCTAAGCCCTTTTCCTGTGGCTGTTTGATATAGTGGTCAAATAGTGGGTGATAACCCCTGTCAAGCCCCTCACACTTGCTCACAGCGTGTGTTATTGTCCCTCCGCAGTATTGCTGTACCCTATCTCTGTTATATGGGCAGGATGTTGGGATGAATACTTGAATCGGGGATCGTTTGATTGCTTCTTTTAAGTCTTCTGCATTTGTATAGACTCTTTCATACATCACATCAAATCTCTTTACAAATTCTAATCCCACATCTTTCATTTCCTGTGTTATATTTGTCAAATCTCTGAACCAAGCACCACTCTCGCCGTTCCACGGACAGGCTGATTGTGGGACAATGCCATGATTTCTCATGCTCCACCAAACTGCTCCGCCAGTATTTCCTTTTGCACTGGTACCAGACATTGCCGAAGTAAATCTCTCACTACAATCAAACTCACCAAATTTATTCAAAAATCCTTTTTCTTGTAACCATTGCATATTTCCTATTGATAAAGTTTTACTGCGGATCAAGTTATTGAAATGTGCTGACAATACTTTTATTGCCGAAAATGTCACACACCCCATCGTATCTCCTAAATTTGAAAACTGCAATTCCCCGGCTGAATAATATTCTAACCAAAGACCACTTTTGAGCATAATCGTGTGCTTTACTCTTTCGTTGGATCCGAATACTAAATCTTTTGGTTGTATTTCTTCGAGGATTACTCCTGTGTTTTTTAATTTTTGCATATTATCCTTCAATTATATATCTAAAGTTTATTACTGACTCTTGCCCTGCTAAATCTCTTTGATGTGTCCACCTAAAAGTCAAGCTGTTATTATCGACTGCATTTACACTAATTTTTGATATGTTTGTATTATTAGTATATTGTATTAAATATGTAGTATCATTTGCATCAGTTCTTGGGTTTACTCCATAAGTTGTTCCGTTTACCCACCAAGCAGAAGTTTGTACGTCTGCATTAATGTGTTGATTATTCCAAGATTCTGTAACGGGATTACTACCTGCCCATAGATTACCTACACACGTAACTCTTTTTGGTTTAAATCCAAGAGTAATTGCTATATCTGTATTTGTTAAAGTATCTACATCTGATGTTGTAGTATAACTTCCATCAACAATTTTTGCACCAGTTTCAATAACCATTTCTGTCGCCGAAATTGCACGAGCAACTTTGTATTTTTTTGTTCCACCAGTGTTATCAACTCCGCCGGCTGTGTCAGTTTCTAATTGTTCATCATTAATTGTTAGTCCAGAAAAACCAGAGACAACTTCTCCTTCTCCTTGAATAACACGCACTTCATCATCAGCAGACACATTTTCTCCTTTTAAAACAAAACCAATAAACCTGAACATTTCTTCTCCCCATGCCGAAGCATCTGTTTTATAAACTTTTCCATCTGAAATTTTAAGATATACAGCCAACGCTTTTGTAGTTGCATCGATTGTTTCTCCTGCTGTGTATAAAACTATATTTTTTACACCGTTTGCTACTGGGGTTAATAATTGCATATCAGTTCCATCATATACCACTTCTATTTCTTGTCCATTTTCAATATCTCCCAATACCAAATCTTGGTCACTATATTTTTTAATTGTTTGAGCCCCTATACTATTCACATTCAAAGTCACCGCACCTGTGTTGGCGGCGTTGGCTTGAAATCTAAATTTTTGCCCGGCCGCATAAGCGACTATTGACGAGTCTATTGCTAGAGTGACTGTATTGCCATCTCCTCCTGCTGTTTCGTAATCTCCTGCATTGACGATTATATCATCTCTCATTTCATTCCATTCTGAGGCGAGGATGTCATCATCGGCGGCGACTACTGGGGCTGTTATATTGGTACTCATATTTTTTTATTTAATTCCTGCGTTATTG